GGGGGCACTGGCTTTACCTATATGAGCTTTAAGAACACAACAGGTGCCACTACCTACGGTTCTATATATAGAGCTTATTCTAGTATTACTTATGCAACATCTTCGGATTATCGTCTAAAAGAAAATGTTGTCGGCCTTACAGGAGCTAGTGAAAGACTTAAGCAAATACCTGCAAAACGTTTTAACTTTATTGAACATCCTGAAAGAACAGTTGATGGCTTTATAGCTCACGAGGTGCAAGAGATTGTACCTGAGGCTGTTGTAGGAGAGAAGGATGCTTTAGATGAAGAAGGAAACCCAGTTTACCAAGGTGTTGACCAAAGTAAATTAGTACCGCTTTTAGTAGCTAGTCTACAGGAAGCATTAGCAGAAATTGATAACTTAAAAGCACGTGTTAGTGCATTAGAAAACTAAGGAGACATTATGTCTATTACATTTGAACTATTAGAAGAATTTACAGGCACACGCACTATAGAAATGCCTGATGCAGATAATGAAGGGCAGACAACTACCCATGTACAGGAAAACGTACGTGATATACAAGTTAAGTTTACATGTGCAGACTCGGGTTGTGTTCATGAGCGTAGTGTTAACGTTGTATTTACCGATGGTGTATACGATGAAGACCTTACGTTAGAACGTATACAGGAAGTAGCTAATGGGGTTGCACACAAGATTTCTTGTGGCGTTATTACACCAACAGAAGCTGTAGCGGCTTAACTAGTAATGGAGCTGTTCTATGACCGACCAAAGATTTGACCGGATAGAAGAAAAAATAGATAAGCTCACAGAAGCTATTACGCAAATCGTTAGGGTGGAGGAAAAACTCCTAGCTAACGATAAGCGTGTAGATAGACTGGAGTATCGAACAGATCTGCTAGAAACTGAAATAGACGACGTAGCCGCAATTGCCCGGAATAACTCCGGTGTGGCTAAGTTCGCTGACAAGTTCTTTTGGTTGGTCGTAGGCGGCGGGGTTAGCTTAGTCGTCTGGGTAATGAAGTCAGGAGTTGCATAATGTTACAAGCAATCATAGGTGCAGTCGTACCGCTACTCGATAAGTTTATACCCGACGCAGGTGAAAAACAAAAGTTGGCGCATGAAATTGCTACAATGGCACAGAAGATGGCGCATGAAAGTGCGCTTGCTCAAATAGATGTCAATAAAGAAGAAGCTAAAAGTTCTTCCGTATTTGTCTCTGGATGGCGTCCTTTTGTCGGTTGGACCTGTGGTTTAGCTTTAGCTTATCACTTTATTCTACAGCCTATGTTAACACTTATACTAGCTATCAGTGGCATAACTGTTGACTTACCTGAGTTTGACATGGGCACACTAATGACAGTTCTAATGGGTATGCTTGGTTTAGGCGGCCTGAGAACATTTGAAAAAACAAAGAATGTTGCAAGGAAATAACTATGAAACAACCACAGATGTATAAAGCACCTAAATGTTCTACTGGTAAGTGCATGGATCGTAAGGCGCCTCAAAAGAAAAAACAATTACCTAAAGATTTAGACTTTAGTAAAATGAAGCGTGCCGGTAATGCTAATGAACGTGCTTCTGTAGACCAACAAGCCCGTAAGAAAGGTTACTAGGATGCCCGCTAAGAAAGGCCTTTATGCTAACATACACGCTAAACGCAAGCGTATTGCAGAAGGTTCAGGTGAGACAATGCGTAAAGCAGGTAGCAAAGGTGCTCCAAAAGCGTCTGCTTTCAAAGCGGCTAAAAAGACTGTCAAGAAAAAGGTTAAGAAATGATTAGAAAATCCAAGGCGTTATCCACAACATCTACCTTGCAGACTATATACACAGTGCCTAATGGTAAGAAAACTGAGTGGTGTATGCTTTGGGTGTCTAACATTAGTGGAAGCAACGGCTCTTTTACTGTTACGTACTATAATAAAGAAGCTGACGCTACAATAGTATTTTTCTCTGACCATGTTCTTTCTTCTAAAGATTTCTTCCATATAGGAGGCAATCAGAATGAGATTGTGGTTATGCACGAAGGGGACTACATACAATTAAGCTCAACGCAAGATATGACTTCGCTTATATCTCTTATAGAATATGACGACATAGTTAAAGGAGGTTAACATGCCTACTAAAAAAGACCCCCGGTTAGCCAGAGCCGGAGTATCCGGGTACAACAAACCTAAGAAAACTCCCGGTCACCCAACTAAATCACACGTTGTGGTAGCTAAAGAAGGCGATAAAGTCAAGACTATACGCTATGGTCAACAAGGTGTTAAAGGTGCCGGTAAGAATCCAACGACAGCGGCTGAGAAGGCACGTAAGAAGTCTTTTAAAGCGAGACACGCAAGTAACATAGCTAAAGGCAAGATGTCAGCGGCTTATTGGGCAGACAAATCAAAGTGGTGAATATATGAGCATGGCATTAAAAGCGGATACCGATAAGGCTCGCCTAGACCCTTTAACTATTGTTAACACACCTGCTACACGTACAGAGCAGACGGCAGACCAACAACAAGGAATGCTAGGTCTTTCTCAGTCCCCTTCAAGTTCTTTTGCTGAGGGTTGGAGTGACTTGAATGTAGCCAATTCTAAAACATTAGACAATATGGATAGAATAGGTGGGTTATTTACACAAAAAAATCAAGCGCAAACAGCGTTGAATACAGCTCCTGAGTATGCTGTAGGCAATGGTCTTTCTTTTAGTATGCACGATGAAATATTTGATGATGCCACAGGTAAACAAAGAGTTTCTGAGTTAAACAGCTTCACAAGCTCTCCTGAATACGTGCAGGGTCTTAATTCCTTTGCAGAGTCTATGAAGGGCTCGGGAATGAGCGACGCTGAGATTCAAATGTATTATGCGAATGCTAATGGGGTTGTGGGGCGTGGTTCTAATTTATTCTTTAATAAAGATACTAACAAGTTTGATTACAAAATAGATAGTCCTGATTATCTTAAAGCGGTTATTGCCACAGGTTTAACCACAGCTTTGACAATGGGTGTAGGTACTGCGCTTGGCGGTGCTATGGGCAGCGCAATAGCCGGCAAAGCAACAGTAGCAGGCGTAGCTTCATTAGCGCAAGGAGGCTCTCCTAAAGATGCTCTACTGTCAGCAGCTACGGCAGGTTTCGGTGAATATGCTAAAGGTGTTCAGAAGGCTGCACAGGCAGTAGATGCTACACAGGCTATTAAAAATACAGCGCAGACTCTCAACACTATAAAAAAGACTGTCAACGTTGCTCAAGCTGTAGCTTCAGGTAATACAGTGGGTGCTATCTTAGGTGGTATGGACTTGATGGGTCTACCTAGCGTTACGTCTATGGTTAGCGATAAGTTAACAGAGACTTTCCCTGATAGTGAATTCTTAACTAATCCAGATAATCTTGAAGCAGTCTCTAGTTCATTAACTACGTTTGGTACTAAGTTAGCGAGTGGAGGAGACCCTCAGAAAGCCCTAGCAAGCGCTATGTGGAACTACGTCAAGAGTGATGGCGCATTACCTAGTCTAGACATAAATCTTGACTTAGGTGAGGGTTGGGACACTCCTGAGTGGATGCGTCAGATAGACAGTGAAGAACTACAGCCTATTAAGGACGCTATAGTTGCAGGCTATCAAGAAGTAAACGATAAGGTGCTTAATCCTATTCAAGAGATTGGCTCTGCGGCGTCAGGTGTTGTCAGAGAAGCGGGGCGGGATGTTCGTGAAGCTGTAGACCCTTATGCTGACGTTGTTCGAGAAGCAGGACGAGACGTGCGTGAAGCTGTAGACCCTTATGTTGACGATGTTCGAGAAGCAGGTGGGGATCTTAGAGAGGTTGCAAGCGATAACTCAGAAGTTATTAAGGATGGCTTAGGCGCTCTGCTCGGTGCCTTAGGTGGTCTAGGTGGTCTAGGTCAGCAAGGCGGCCAAAGAATGGCCGGAGTTATGCCTATGGATAACCCATTGTTAACTATTGAAGACGCGCAGTTAACAGATTACGAGACACTAGATAATAATTTATTGCAAAGTTTAAGAATTTAATCCTTGACTTTTGACTCAAAATATGGTAAAATAATACCTTAAGAACGCAAGGAAAAACTAATAATGACATACTTAGAAGCAGTTAATAAAGTCCTAATAAGATTAAGAGAAGACGAAGTAACATCAGTAGGTGAAAACGGATACTCTAAGTTAATTGGGGAGTTTGTCAACGATGCTTTACGTCAAGTTGAAGACGCTTGGGACTGGTCTGCCTTAAGAACTACAGTAACAGCGATTACTACTCCCGGGATCTTTAACTATATCTTAACAGACACACAGAATAACTTAAAGATATTAGATGTCATCAACGACACTCAGAATTATTTTATAAAATATAAAGACTCACACTGGATGAACCATGTGTTTCTTAATCAAAACCCAGACTTAGGCTCTCCACGTTACTACTCTTTTAACGGTGTAGACGCTAACGGAGATACACAGGTTGATGTCTACCCTATACCAGACACTGTGTATAACTTACGGTTTAACATTATCAAACGAACAGAACAATTACTAAACGATTCTGATGATATTATTGTGCCTTCAATGCCTATTATCCATTTAGCAACAGCCTTAGCTGTCCGTGAGCGTGGTGAATCAGGAGCGCAATCAGCCCCTGAGTTACTCTACACAGCCGACAGAACATTGTCTGATGCTATTGCCTTGGATGCTACTAAACATCCAGAAGAAACTTCTTTTTATACGGTGTAATTATGGCTCAACCTCTACAAACAATAACTGTATCAGCACCGGCTTTCAAAGGACTAAACACACAGGATAGTCCTTTGTCCGGGGACGTTCAGTTTGCGTCTGTTGTGGATAACGCGGTAATAGACACCTTTGGTAGAATTGGTTCTCGTAAGGGCTTACAGGCCTTGACAACTGATAATACTTTATTAAACGGTAAGTCTCCTACAGTTATCCATGAATACGAAGACGTGACAGGAACTCTTGTAGTTTTATCTATTGCGAACGGTAGGGTATTCGAGGGTGATACGACACTGACAGACATTACGCCTGTTGGTTACGTCATCACTGACGAAAACTTTACTATTGTCAATTTTAACGACAAGGCGTGGCTATGTAACAAAGGCCATGACATGCTCGTGTACGATACCACAGACGGCCTTAGGCTTGCCTCCGACCTTCCCCTAGCCTCCACTGTTATTCCTCAGGCCTCCATCGTCATGGGAGCCTTTGGTCGTCTGTGGCTTTCCGGTGTACCGGGGAGTCCTAACACAGTGTACTGGTCGGATTTACTAATAGGGCAGAACTGGGACTCAGGTTCTTCAGGCTCTATTGATTTGGATAAAGTATGGCCTGACGGTAGCGACAAAGTTACTGCCTTAGCTGTCTGGAACAACTACTTAGTTATCTTTGGTTATAATTCAATTGTTCTTTATCAGAATGCTAGTAGTCCGGCTAACATGTCATTAGCTGACACTATATCTGGAGTGGGCTGTGTTGCCCGGGATACCGTCAAACCCACAGGCTCTGATTTGTTATTCCTTAGCTCTAGAGGTCTGATGACTCTCGGTAGAACCATACAGGAAAAGTCTAATCCAATTAACGACGTAAGTAAAAACATACGTGATGATTTAGTTAGGCAATGGAAAACAGAGACTCAAGAAATACGAGCAGTCTACTCACCTACTAACAGCTTTTACCTATTATATTTACCTACTAGTAACATTGTTTACTGTTTTGATACAAGAGGTCTGCTTGATAACGGGTCTTTCCGCGTTACTCGTTGGGTGACTACTAAGCACAACAGTTTCTTTAGTACACAGAATGATGACTTACTAATAGGTAACTCTTACGGTATCAATAAATACGACGGGCACTCAGATAACGACGAAAGCTACATTATGCGTTACTACAGCAATCCTTTATCTTTTGGTGATTCTAATAACATTAAGTTCCTTAAGAAAATATCACCGACAATAATCGGAGGTATCGGTTCGACCATTAAAGTCAAGTGGTCTTACGACTTTACTACTGATTTTAAAACAGCTCAGTATGGCATTAAGAATACTTTAGCTTCTCGCTATAACGAAAAGGCCGAGTTTGGAATAGATGAATATAGTACTGGCGGATCTTTTATAACCGCAAAAAGAATAAATACTTCAGGAGCGGGTAACCTTGTTACAGTAGGATTAGAGACTTCTGTTTCTACCAATGCCGTTTCTATTCAAGAATTTAACATACAAGCAACTATGGGGCGAGTTTACTAATGAGTAACTACACTATAACCACAAATTTCACAGCTAAAGATAACTTGCCCGCAGGGGATCCCGGTAAACTAATTAGGGGCGAAGACTTTGGGGTCGAGTTCACAAACATAGCAACAGCGATTAACGACAATGCTGTGGGCATTGCATCATTAGAGGGTTACCGAAGCTCTATTCTGGCTACGACTACCGAGCTTAGTCAATTAAGCAACGCTAAGTCTAACATACAAGCTCAGCTTGATGAGAACTTATTTGATTTTGACCTAGCAATTACTGCTATTTATGGCTCAGCAGACGCAAAGCAAGACGGTGGTATTTTCCTTCACGAATATGAAAGTTTTCAGAGTGGCTCGGGACAGTTTATTGATATAGCACATCCGTCAGCTACCGTACCTAGTTCATCTTATATTGCATTCAGCTACGCAGGTAATCGTATAGGCTCTATTATAGCTTCCGGTACAACAGGCGTGGCTTATTTAACAAGTTCGGACTACCGCTTAAAAGAAAACGTAGCTCCTGTAGATAACGCATCAGCTCGTGTTAAAGCATTAAAGCCTTGTCGTTTTAACTTCATAGGCGAAGAACGCACTGTAGATGGCTTCCTAGCTCATGAGGCTCAAGAGGTTGTACCTGAGAGTGTCGCAGGCGATAAAGATGCAGTAGATGCTGACGGTAAACCGATGTATCAAGGTATTGACCAAAGTAAATTAGTACCCTTATTGACAGCGGCTTTACAAGAAGCATTAGAACGCATTGAAGCACTAGAAGGAGTCGCATAATGAGCGGTGATTTACAAAAGTTATTAGGCCAAGGGCTTATTACAGCAGGGCAGTATGAAATACTCCAGAATGCTAAAGGTCAGGCCGGAGAAGTCCCTCAACAGGTCAAACAAGGCTTGCAAGATGTTTCAGGTATGGCCCGTGAATACACGCAGTTTAAGCCCTTTACAGTCACAACAGCTAACGGTAACACAAGCACTTTAGGACCCGGCGGCGTCACAATGGGTCTTGGTAGTCAACAGCAACAAATGGTTAACTCCTTAAACCAACAAGCGTCTCAACAGGCCGGCATGATAGGCCAAGTAACACCTGAATACCTTATGTCTCAAATGCAGGCTCTACGGGCTCCTCAGCAACACCGTGACCAAATGGCACTAGAGGAGCGATTAGCAGCTCAAGGACGTTTAGGCGTTCAAACAGCGGCTTATGGTGGTACTCCCGAACAGTTGGCTATGCAGAAAGCTATGCAGGAACAATACTCAGCAGATTCTTTAGCTTCTCTACAGGGCGCACGTAACTTACAACAGCAAGACATTGGCAACGTTCTTGGCATGCTTAATTTGGCTAACGTTCCTCAACAACACATGTTGGCGGCAATGACTCCGGGAATCCAGGCGCAACAGATTGGAGCAGGTCTCAACCAAACACAGGCTAACTTGATTGGTCAATTAGGTAAGCAGTACTTAGGTGAAACAGGTATGGCAGGTCAGCTACAGGGACAGCTCTCCATACAACAGTCTAATGCGTTATTACAGAACTTACTAGGTAATACTATGGGTACTGCTAATAAACCTTCTAGTTTCTTAGAGCAGCTAGGCGGTGGTTTAGGTGGAGCTTTAGGGCAGTTTGGTGGTGGTTTGTTTGATTGGATTGGAAGTCAATTTGACACAGACGACGGTGAGCTTTACGACGCTGATGTAGGCGTACCAGGAAGCACAGATGACCCTTACGGGAATGACGACCCTTATGGGGATGACGACCCTTACGGGGATACCGGACCTCAATGGGCATAAGTACTGGAGAATAAACAATGGCAACAGCAGAACAACAATTATTAAGCTCTATGAGCCCACAAATGGCTCGTCTTTTAGATGAACAGATGGCAGGACAACAAGCGGCACAGCAAGCTCCGGAAGGCTATGGCGGCATGGCGGCCGCTGCTTCGCAAGGCTCTGCCCAATTAGGTAATAACCTGCGTAGTATGTTTGGCCTAAACGCACAACCCGGTGTGAATGAACAACAGGCTATGCGGGCTCAACAAATGCAACAACAGCAAGCTCAGAAGCAACAACAGGTAGCAGGGGCTATGCAAGGTGCCCAGGGTGCAAACCGCATAGAGAAACTCAGAGATACCGCTAGTCGCTTACGTGCTACAGGTACTTATGATAACATGATACTTGCTGAACAGTACGACTCTAAAGCTGACGAAATGCAGCTTGACCAGGATAAGCTAAACGTTGACCGTGGTAAACTAGCGGCCACAGCCGCCGGTGGTGGGTCAGCGACTGATGGCCACCTGATGAAGGATGACCAGGGTAACTTTTATCAAACATTTAATTACAAAGACAAGCTAGGACAACCTTCAGTTAAGTACGTACCTTTAGGAGGCTCTCCTGAGTACACGGAAGAAAAGCGTTTAGTTCCTGTGTCTAAGTCTGGGGAGACTGTAGGTCTTACAGCTAATGAAATTGTTAAAGCTGAAGTTACTGCTAAAACTGAGATTAAATCTAGAGAGCAGTTCCAAGAGTGGAAAGGTGGTGTACTTGATGATTACTCAGAAACTGTCAGTCAGAAAAGCACAATGGACAGAATGATTGAACTAACTGAAGAATTAGCGGCGTCAGGTGATTTACAAGGCGGTATTCCGGCTAGAGCTCAAGAGATAATCTACGCAGTTACAGGAAAACGCCCTGCAAACTTAGGTGAGTTACAGATGTTATTCAGCTTGGATTCATTAAGTAGACTTAAACCTTTATTCGGCGGTAACATATCGGATAGCGAACGTTTAGAACTAAAAGCGGCTTTCCCTAATATCTTAACGGGCGGTAAGGTTAACTTGGAAAAACTTGGAGTTTTGAAACGTGCTACTGACAAAGCGTACGCCACGGCGAACAGACGTATTAACATGACATACGAAGAATACATGGATGAACTGTCGGGTACTAAAGCTAAACCTGCGGAACCTAAGAAAACCTTAATCTGGACTCCAGAAGGTTGGAAAGCACAATAATAGG